GAAAGGGGCGGTGAAATGAAAGAAGGGGCAATCCTTGTTTTAGGTATTTTAATCACATTGGCGTTAAGTATACCGGTTGCAATCCACGTCATATTTAGGCTGCAATTGGATGCTGAAAAGAGTGACCCGTTTTTCCCCTGCGTTGCAAAAGCGAGAGCGCAAGAAGCGGCTTGTCACAAACAAGAAGAGGATGCTGTGAAATGAAAGTTGATTTGGATGAACTAGATAAGCTATCGAAAGGCGCAACGCCAACTCCTTGGGGAGAAGGTTACCCGACAGGTGGAAATCAAACGGTGTGGTGGGACGAGAACACTGAGCTAATCACTGCTATGCGCAATAGTATTGACGCGATGATCTCAGAGTTAAAAATGTACCGCGAGGCTGAATTTCATGCAGAGCAATCGGCTCTGTATGGCAGGAAACATAATGACGATGGGAGCGGCCATGAAAGTTGATTTGGATGAACTAGATAAGCTATCGAAAAACGCGGCACCAGCCCCTTGGAGAGAAGAAACTGCAACGTATGAAGACTCTACGGGGGCCTATGCCTGCGGTCCGTTCCATGACAGCGACAAATATGAAGATAGAGATACTGATACGGATGACGACGACGGTGAGTACTGGTGGGACTTAGACGCTGAGAAGGACGCCAAATTAATCACCGCTATGCGCAATAACATTGACAGCCTTGTTGCAGAGCTAAGAGCAGCTAGAGAAGAGATTTGTGCTGCGAGTGAGGCTATCTCTTACGTTATTCATGAAATGTGTGACGATGAATTCGGCGGGCCCTGGGAATGCCCCAAGATCATCGCTGCCTACACAACTCTAGCGGCAAAGAATACGCGAGAGGAGAAAGAGAGAGGTAATGTGAGTGCCAAGAAACGTGCTCGCCGCTCTAAGAGACAGGTGTGAAGAATATGATAGGAGGACCACATGACCAGTATGGACGAAGTTATCGCCGGAGTGAGCGTAGACGACTTAGTGAGAGAGGGCTTCATTCAGATTAAGGATGGCACTATCTACTTCAACGCGAGCGTTCACTTCGATAAGGACGTTATTTTCTTGAAGAACATTATCGTGAACGGCAAGGTTACCTCTATGGGGAAGCACATCATCCACAGGGAGTTGGTGTACCAAGAGGTCAAGATAAGTAGCAAATGGGGACTCGTAAAGGCATTCCTTCTCGGGTCATTTAGGAGAGGGTGCTATGAGTGCTACGAAGATTGACTCGCAGATGGAAGCTAGCTGTGACGTACCACCCGTCGCAGTTAAAAAGACGACCGAAGAGAAGCTAGCTATTGCTGTTGAGTGCTTAAAGGTCTACGCACAGTTTAGCAGGAAAGCGAAGAATGTTTTAAAGGAGATCGAAGACGTCTACTCTACTACCTCTAAGATCACCCTGTACCCGTAGCGTGCCCCTACAGCAAACATTAACTGCCTAATAGCCAGAACGTTCCTTCCAGACTTCCCTATAAGCTTTCCGACGTCTTCTGGGTGAGAAAAGAGTTGTATAAGTGTGGTACCAGATGGCGTACCCTCTCCCTTCATTTTAAAGTTTTCTGGGTTGTCAACCATTGCTTCCAATAGTGGCGTAAATATTCTAATAAAGTTGTCAACAGCGTTATCCATCATCAGCGCACCTTTTGTAAAGTTATGCAAATATTTGTAAAGTAAAAGTACCGCTCGTAGTTTAGTAGGAAAAACGCATTCAAGTGCGCACCTTGATTGAGAGGTTGGTTCGACGCCATCCGGGCGGTCCCCGTGTACTCCTTTTTTTTATTTAGCAGCAAGTGATTCCAAGCAGTCTATCTCGCCTGGGACAAAATCACTACAAACTCTAGGCCTGCTTTCATAAATCCTACAAGTCCTGGACGCTCTATCAAAGGCTATGCACGCTCTGCCAAGGAGTTTCATCTCCCAGGTGTCTGTGTCTGGCTTGTAGTTTAGCAGCCCCGGCGGTATGTTTGCTGCCTCTTCTTTTAGGACGTCTATCTTCCAGCCAAACTCACAGCACTTCCCACAACCCTTACACGCTGGGGTACCCATAGTCCTCCCTGGACATTTAAATTAAGGAAGATGGCGGACGCTGAAGCGGGCACCGCACCGGACCGAAGCCTAAGAGTGTCGTCGTGGGTCGTTTTGCAGGCCGCACCTCTTCCACTTATAAGCTTAGCCGTACTTGTGGGCGAGATCCAGTACATACCTGGGTATGTTTAAATGCCCTTGACTTTTTACTCCTGCGGGATGTCGAGTGTATACCTTCGGCTTTTCCCTGATAGGATGTCCGAAGCAAGCTTAGCGTAGTGAAGACTGTGAAACCAGTCGTCAGGATCAGTAGACCTGTGGTCATACTTCATTTCACGGCGGTACTCCACGTACTCAGCAAATATCGCAAGAACGTCTTTGGCATAACGCTCAATCTGGGCCCATCGCGGAAACTGAATGAACCCGTGCTTCATATCAAAGAAAAGTTCTGACATCATAAAGTTTCTTTGAAGATGATATCTAAACCCAGTAGGATCCCACTTCATTCGCTGCTTTAATTTGGGCAGATACTGGAACTGTACGACCTTATGTTTTCCATAAGCATCTACGATTCGTGGGTTGTTTTGAGGAGACATCAGTCTAGTCAGGTGGTTATTTACCCCCCACCCGTGCCCCCAGTCGACGCCGACCAGCTGAACGTTTAGTACTCTGCAGATCCTGGCTATGTCTTTAACGACATGGTCGGGGTCTACTTCCCTGCCCTCATATTTTTTTACCAATTTGACTGACCACGTTTTCTGGTTAATGTAGGCGCCGATGGTAAGAACCGTGTATGACGCGTTTCTTATCTTGCCAGTAGGTGACTTCTCGGTCCCGTCGTTACCTTCGCCCCAGTCAACTCCGGCCGTAAGCAGCAACCCATGTGACTCTTGAAGATTCTCAGGGGTCAGGTTTTCTGGGTCCCATAGGTCGTATGGCTGACAAAGATCGATAAGCTGATCTCTTGTAATTGGCTTCGATGCTGAGTCATAGGACAGCCCCAAGACCTCGTTGTAGAGCTGCCCCAGTGGGTAGTTATCCCTCTTCCAAAGAATGCGCATCCATTGGTCTTTTAGCCCAATGATCCATGGCACCATGAGCTGCGGGATGCGGTACCCTTGAATGAGCTTCCCCGAGCAAGTGGTCATCCACCTGCCAGCCCTGACGTTAAGGGGCTTCATGCACTTTTTGCAGACAGGGCCAGGTGGTAACTTATCTTTAAGGTACATCTCAGTCGGCGCGATGTTGGTCTCATCTAGGAAGTTCCACTTGCCGCAAGAGCATGGGACTAACCACTCGTTTTGAGATGTTTCCTGCCAGTAGGCTTCGATAGGGTTGTTCAAAGACTTCGGTGTACCGGCCATAAGGCGGTTAGCATCTGGAAAGTGGGAGGTACACTCCATGATAACTGGGATCTCGGATCCCAACATGTCCTGTATTTCGTCCAACGCCAGGTTACGTGCTGAAATTCCACGCGTCCTATCCGCTGACCTAAACGCTGACCTGAGGAAGACGTAACTTCCGTTGGTAAAGCCCTTCTCGAAAACTTGGGTTGAGACCGAGTGGTCTTGAAAGTACCGCTTGATGAAAGGGGACTTCTCGATCGCTGGTCTGAGTTTTTCGTTTGAGAACTGACGGGTCTGGGTATGTGATGGGGAAACGTACAGGCTTTTGTTGTATGGCTGGACCACCGACGAGACTACGAGGTTGTTGGCGAGGAAGGTGGTGTTGTGAGTGATGATGCCATCAGTCACAAAATTATAATACTCCTCCATCTCTACAGCGAAAGTCTCTTCCGGCTGTGAGACTTCTATAGACTCAATTTTGTCCCAGTACACTTCGCCGTGGTATATGTCCCACAGACGCGCATCATCAAAAAACTCACAATATTTTAAAAACTTGTCTCTCTGGAGATTGTATTCAGGTGTACTCCGCAGGCCGTCTGCAAATAGAGTCTCACTGTGCACTCTAGACCCGCGCTCCTTTACAATTTTTCTGATCAGTCTACCCACCTCTTTTGGGATAATGTCCGACTGATCTTTGTCCACGCACTCTTTTTTAAGTGTAAATAATTTGCCAGGTATAGGTCCTATTTCACGAAAAAAACGCCGTATTGATCTGGAACCGATGACACTGAGTACGTAAGCAACCTTGTCTGTGTTTTTACAAAGCGTAGGCTTATTAATGCGAGTTTGACTGAAGATCCCAAACTTCAGAAGAAGCCGCTCAATCCCCCCAACCAGCTCTTTTGAGGTCGTCGAGTAGCAAAGATCTATTTTCCCATCTCTTACGTTTTTACAGTGCCCGTCCCCGGCCCACAACCCTCGTAATAAGGCCGCTGCGCTAGCATGGTCAAGATCAAAAGCCCAACCTGGTAACGCTATAGATCCTGAGCTTCTCTCATCCGTGTGAGGGGAGATCAGATCGAAGAGCTCAAAAGCTCCACTCCGTATTGTTACGCTAGCTATGCTTGGCCGGCTTGGTAATCTTCTCTGCTCCAGCTTTACGTCGAGCAGAGAGCAAACCTCTAAGAACCGGTCTAGTGCTGGACCAAAGTTTTGTGTGAAGACGGCAGAGTTCTCGTAGAGTATGCCCTTCGCCAACATAAGGCCTACGAACTCCGCCTCCAAAGGGCAGTGCTTGTGGCCGAACCGTCCCGCCCGATGGGGGAGGCCTATGAAATCTCCAACCAGGAGGTCTCTAGCTGGTGTCCAATCGAAGAGAGTACGGAAAGGGTGGTTGAGGGTGCAGGTGGTGCTCCGCCTCTCCCTGGTTGTTATTTTGACGACCTGCTGGACTCCGTTGGGAGCTACCGCCTTCACACGGGCTATGACGGGTCTGTGCCTCTCGTCAAACGCAACAAGCTTGTCCCCCGGTCGTAAATCCTCAACTGTAACAACAGAACCATCGTGTTTAAGATAAGTGGTTGATTTTATCGAGCATTTTTCAACCTGACGAGCCGTCTTGAGTAGGATGTCGTGGTCGTTACGGTTGTAGATGGGTAGCAGGTACTCACGGCCCGTAAAATCGAATTTAACCCCATCCAGGAAGACAAGGTTGTGGACGAAGTCAGACTTGGTCGCTTTGATGAATCTTTTGACAGACCCATCGGCATTGAATGCCTCAGTGACCCTAGCCACTGTATCAATTTTAGGCAGGTCCACTTTGTCGTGGTAGTGATTGGTCGTTTCTCCAATTTCTTCGTTAGAGTCTGGCTCGTCTTCGTCGTAACCTTCTGATAACATTAAGTCTTTGCCACTACTCACGCCGCCACCTCCCATTTGTCACCGGTTGGGGTGTTTTGGGGGGGGTCTGTCACCGGTGCTCTGGTACAGCTATTTACTTGTATATTCAAAGGCTTAAGGCATTTGTCACCGAAGAACCGCTGATTCGGGGTTATGTAAGCGGTTATATAAGGACATACACACGTAAATTGTGTTGGGGAAATAAATAATGAGTTAGACTGCATAGCTAGTACATAAGGAAATAGTCGGTGACAGTGGTGACAATAGATATAGTATAAGTATAAGTATATAATTATATTACTATATACCTTACTACTACCTGTCACCGATTGATTTTTCACTTTCCCCACTTTTTAAGCCCTAACCTTTTAATACCGTTAACGAATCATGCTTGTCACCAGTGTTTTCACCGCTTGCGGACCGCATTCGGTGACAAGTCTACTTTTTAAGCAGACAGCCTGAGCGGTGCCACTTCTTTAGGCACTGTCCTCCATGGCAGCTTTTGCCTCCTCTGCATCTTTTTTAATCTTTGCTGAAATTTCAGCCAGCACGTCCTTATCGGGGGTATCGAACTCACCCTCGACAAAATTGAACTCAAGCTGCAAGGCACTGCTGAAATCTGTGGCATCCCCTGACCGGTACTTCTCATATTTGTCTACTAATTGCACAACTGAAGCTATCCACTCACGTGCCTCTTTATTAGACTCAGGGGTGCTGTGGGCTAGGTACTCTTTAGCCTTTTGGTAGGACTTGGTTAGTAGGTACTGCAGGGTCTCGCTAGCCGACACCTTAGCGGGGAGCTCAAGCTCAGTTTTAAGTACATCTAGCGGCTCTGAGAGTGCGGTGAAGTAGATGTTATTCTCGCCAGGGTCACAGTACCCCATAAAGCACTTCCAGTCCCGCCTGGTCATCCTGCGGACGTTAAAGAAGTACTTCTCGTAAAGGGCGACGTGCACCTCTCGAAGGAAAGAAGCAAACCTCACACTAAGAAGCTGCGATAGCTCAGCCGGAGGCATCCCCTTCATAAGAAGGGCAGACATGCAAAGACGAAGCTGGGGGTCTTGATTTATGTCGTATGTGAGCTTTACAGCTGACCTACGAGCTGGCTCTTTATCCCTAAAAGGCCTCTCCATATACCACAGGTCATCAACCTCCAGCACCTTCATGTACTGCATGAAATCGCCAGAGAATCTTTTGGTTTGTATCTGAGTCCAGATGGATGCTGGTAACGTCTGAGTGACTACTGCCTCTTGGGCTTCAACCGCTTTATTGAGGTAGTTGCCGCCACCAGGAAGGTTCAGTTCTCTAAGTTTTGAGTCGATGTCGTCCCTAGTACTGACACCAGTAGTAATTAAAAATCTAATGTATAGGTCATAAGGGGTAGACATATTTTAAGCATTTCATACGTTGGCTTTTCTGAAAAGCTGTTCAAGTAACATTGGACTAGCTTTATTACTAACTCGGTCAACTTCTCTTCCATCTTTAAGAAGTAGCACAGTCGGAAACTCCCTGACGTGATGTTTAGTTGGCTTTGTGGGGTCTTTAACAGCATTTATTATCTTCACTCTAACAGTTGGGTATCTAAAAGAAAGTTTCTTAATTTCCTTAACAACTCCGGAATGCTTATCAGGCTCCCAAAAAAGCATGATGACATGCTTTTTAAAAGAGATCTTTGACGCCTGCTTGTCGGCAAACCCCTGCCAGAAATGCTTCATTTAAACTCCAATTACACACCCACTGTCTGCGCGGCCTTTAGCTTCTCAAGGCCGGTTACAACCTCAACCAGCCTCATTATTGCGTTACTTGCGGATTGCTCTGGGATGTCTCTTACACCAAGTCTGCTTGCAATAAGGCAGCTAGCCAGGTTCGAGATCGCAGACTTCAGTGCTGGGATCTTGCTGATGAACTTGGCAATGTTCGTTGGTGTTATGAAGTTGAGTGCGAGGAGCGCGTCAACTGTTTGTGAGTTTTCAAGGTAGCTGGCTTCTTTGATGAGATTAGATCTAAGGCTGAGTGCAACCTTGTACATGGCTTCAGCCAGTGGTCTGGCGGTCGCGACCTTTTCCGAAGACAGTGGTTTAAAGTTTAGGTTATGAAGCTCAGCCATCCCCTTCATACTTGCCGTCTTATAGGCTTGAGCAAGTTTTTCTTGCCCGCAACCCAAAGAAGAAAGAATGAACGTAGCTTGGTAGCGCTGCAGGCAGGACGGATCCCAACCGCACGCGGATGCATACTTACCAACACCTCGGATGGAGAACATATCGTAGCCAGTAGGGATTAAGTGAACTGGTCTGTCGGTAAGGGTTTCAGCTGCTTGCTTAACCGCGTAACTTTCCGCAGAGTCAGTCATTTGATCAAACACATCAAGCGGCAACCACTTCATGCGTGCAGGCAAAGTGTACTGTCTTGGTCCAGTCTGAGCAATACGTTGAAGCTCGTGTCCAGGACCAGATGCCTCAAACATCTTAAGACGAAGTGGTGCCCCAGTCATATCGACAGCTTTAATAAGAAGGCCGCAGTCCTCGATCAGCCCCTCAATGGTTACTGGGACTGTGACAATTGCATGTTTTTGATCTGGTTGGTAAATGAAACAACCAGTCTGGCCAGTGCGCGGCTCAGAGACAGGTGGCTTGAACCTACTGTTTTGGAGACGAACCCCCCAGACACGCTCTTGATAATTGGACGCAGTCTTCCCAACGAAGAGCTTCATATCAACAGGCTTCATATTAAAGTCGATGACCTTAGGGATCACTACGCCCTCAATGCTTACGCCGTTTTTATTCTTAACCGAATAGTGCCCGTATTCTTTGGCATCGACTGGGATCTCAGAGTCAGACTTGGCTAAAATTACAGCGTCATGCCCTTCTGGAAGGGAGAGCATTTTTTCACCGTTTTGGTCCACGTCGTTAATGTCATCCTCAACGCGGTCACTCAGCGTGCTCATCATGGAGGTGACTTGCGCCCTAGTCAGGCTAGAAGTAATAGACGGGTGGTAGACGTGATCTGCATTGGCAAGAAGAGTGTACTTGTTAGGGCCGTCATACTTCAGCATGACAAGAGATCTAGGGATGAGGTTTTCAACACCTTGGCGGAACTCATTCATGTTTACTGGCTGCAAATGTGCCACTTTTTGAACGACCTCTGCGTGTGGGCCGGTAAGCAGGCGAGCTGCAGTCTTTTCATTTTTGGGGTTGTTTAGGAACTCTTTTAGTGTGCTGCCGTCAATGCTGCTACTAATATCATTCAAGATTGGGTAGCCGGCAGAAGCGTACGCGTACCGACCAAGGGACGGAGGGTAAATAGCGTTCCAAAGGCTAGCGTCTTCAAAGCGACCAAGGCCTCCGAATGTAGGGAACTCTTCGAGTTTATCGAATAGTTTGTTGTCTGAAAATACAGACATAAAGTAATCAGGGGTTAAGGGGACAAGTTTGCCATTTGCGATCATGATGTCTAAAGGGCTCATCATAAAGTCTTTAATAATGACAGGGATGACGACAGCTTTGTCAGCCGAGTGAATAGCCACGGAACCAGTAGCAGTGCCGTTTTCAACATCCTTCTTTTGAAACTTGACCATCATGTTCAAGTTTTTGCAAGAAGGGACTCTTTCTTTCACTTTTTGGATGATGTCCTCAGCCCAGGTGTCAGCATCATTGCTCAGCTGCTGAAGGGAGTTATCTTCCATTTCTGGGGTGTCAATGAACAGATTTGCTGGTAAACTCATAGTAAACAATCCCCTCTATTAAGGTTTGCCTGCGTTGTTTTGGCAAACAGCTAACATCATTATATAATTTAGATCCCTTAAATACTAGCCCTATGAGATGTGTCATAGCTAGGAGATCTTTCCGCCAGCGCCGCTGCCTGCGATAGGCCCGCCACCCGAGGGGGCAGTCCCTAATATCCCACCCATCATGAAAGACACTTCTGCATCGTCTTGCAAGTGGTTAACGATAGCTTCGCACATTTTTTTAACTGTGTCAGTGACCTGTGTTTGCCCAATGCCAAGCACAACCAGCTGCGCCATCCCGCCGGCAGAGAGGCCAACAATCTTTCCTTTTGATCCCGATCCGGAAACAGGACCAGGAGAGGCTGGGGAGTTCCCGCAGACCCCAGTGATCTTGCCCCCAGCAAACATAACTTTTCCGGTGAGCACATGTGTAGTGATCCCAGCGGCGTATCCGATCATTTGTGGGGTAGAGCCACCCTTCCCCATCTTAGACACCATTTGTGCCGCAAGGGTTGGGCCGGATGGCCCTAGTATTAGACCTGGCCCTGCGGACCCATTTTTTAAAGCCCCGCCCTCCGGAGTTGCCGTACCCATAACCGTGCCTGGCAGCATACTCACAATACCCATGGTCTTCATCTCAGAGATGATCGCATCGGCCATACCCTTCATTTCTTTAGAGGGGTCCCCAGGGAGCCCCTGAGACTCATGCAAAGCCTTCGCAAGCTTATCTATATCCATCGCCATAAGAGGTTAAACCCCGCCTTTGATTGTAGTTAGCAAAGACTTGAGGACGTTGATCTGCACCTGTACGCCGATGTACGCGGCCACGTTAAGTGGTGGGCTAGAGGGGTAACCTAAATTTCCAATATGGGTCTCGGCTTGTAGCCCAGTAAGGAGAGCATCAAGCTGGGTCATGAGCTGGATAACAGAGTCTACAATCTCAGCCGCAGGTCCACCAAGCCCGACCTTGCCTTTACCAAGCTTAAGTTTCCCCAGAGAACCCTCTAGGGTGAGATCCCCTGCCGTAGTTTTTCCAGAGACGTTCCCTGCCGTAGTTTCAAAAGATATGTTCCCTGCCGTAGTTTTTCCAGAGATGTTACCTGCGTCAGACTTGACTGATATATCCCCGAGTTTTGCGTAAGCAGCCAGAGATCCAACGTCTAGACTTACGTCCACGTTCCCTAGAGTCGTTGAAATACTGATGTCAGAGATTGACTTAATTGTAGCAGAACCATCAATACCAATCTCCGCGCTGAAGACCGGTATGCCCACACCTATCTCTAGTAGAGTCCTTCCTGTGACATCTACCTCAAACTTGTAAACGGCAGCCGGTACTCCAGGTACGCCTGGTATCCCAGGACCAATTGATGTGCGGTAAATGGTGGACGAACTTACTGCACCGCGCTCCTCAACCACAACAAAGCTTCTAGCCAGGTCTTTTCTAAATTCCTGGGTGTAGAGCTGCTGCCCAAGAAGGACAGGCCCCTTTGCCTCCCAGTTAATATAGCCGCCGTCTGTTTTGAAGTTGAAGTTACGGTATATTTCAATGATGCGGCTGTCGGTAGGGATGTAAATGGTTTTAAGCGTTTCCCTGGACTGGAGCTCTATAGACCCGTTTGATCTTATTGTTATGAAATTTCCAGACTTGGTACTTATAAGCTTGTCCCCGCGAACAAGTCTGCTTACAGCCTCTTTGCCAGTAACCGCACCTTTGGTTCCGTTTAAAGGTTTAATAAACCCAAAAATGTACGGCTCACCTTCAATGAAGAAGACCAGCCCCACGGCACCCTCGCGCGGTATACTTCCTGACTCATCGCCGTCTGAGTTCCCGTCGACGTTTACCCACTGGACGTTTTTAAGGTCAAGGTCTAAAAAAGGCTGTGGGCCAAAAAAGGTTTTAACCCTGCAAAGCCTAGTGTCGATATCAACATCGGTAATGCGGCCCAAACAGATACCGTTTGCTTGATCTCTTCTGGACCGACTCCCGCTTTCATAGATACTTTTTTCCAAAACAGCCTCCCTCGTGCAATTCCAAAGGTTACCAAAAGCGCGGTATAAGCTCAATGAAGCAGTTTTAATATCTACCTTAAGAGGGGTAAAAAAACATGGAAATTAGCATAGGAGACCGCGTGGGCTGGACTAGCAAGTCCGGAGGTGTCGTGAGAGTACGTGAAGGGGAGGTGGTCATGGTGATCCCTGCTTTGAAAAGAGTGACTAACAGAGATTTCATAGATGCCTCTAAAAAATACCAGACGACTAGGCTGAAAAGACAGCTTACACAGTCGTCAGGACTGAGGTGTGCTAGGAGTTTCGTTATAGCTGTTCACGATGAAACCAATGAGCGTCAAAGTCTCTACTGGCCGCATGAGTACCAGGTTCAACTAATACAGGAGGTGGGCTAAAAGAGTGTGTTTACTATCTGTAAAAACAAAAATATAACCACGGAGACCAGAAGCTATGTCAGGAATAAATCAAGTTACCATTGTAGGACGTCTAGGCCAAGATCCAGAAGTTCGTCAAACCGCTAACCAACAAGCAGTGGCTACTCTTAGCGTAGCCACTAGCGAAAAGTGGACAGACAAAGAGGGCAAGACCCAAGAGAAAACAGAGTGGCACCGGTGCGTAGCCTGGGGGAAGACCGCGGAGCTTTGCGGCAAATATCTTAAGAAGGGCAGCCTCGCGGGGTTTACGGGTAAGCTTCAAACACGCTCGTGGGACGACAAAGACGGCGTTAAAAAGTATACGACAGAAGTTATTGTGCAAAACGTGCAGTTCTTAGGTAGTAAGGACGACGGCCAAGGCACGTCGCCTCGCCCAGCTGATAACGCTAACGCAGGTCCATCCGGGTACACACCGCCGGCATCATTTAGCGATGCTGGTCTCGACGACATCCCGTTTTGAGCGGCTAAGTTTTAATCTTGCCAACTAACTTCTTCTCACATAGTGTGAACTGCTGTAGGCATAGGCATTACGCCTGAACCCTAAGTACAACTGATGTGAGGAGAAGTTATGAACCAGGCAGAATTGGCATCTCAAATTGCCCGTAATACGGGGCTAAGTAAAGCGAAGGCAGAATGTGCTTTAAAGGCCACACTCAAGGTGATTTCGTCTGAAGTGGAGAAAGGCGAAACCGTAAAACTAGTTGGGTTTGGAACATTTAAGAAGATGTCCAGATCGGCTCGCACAGGATTTAACCCACAAACTAAAAAGGCGATCACAATCCCAGCTAGGATCGTCCCTAAGTTTGTTCCTGGAAAAGAGTTTAAGGCACTTATCCAAAGTGGAACACACGCTTCTAGCACATCAATCAAAGCAGTTGCGCGCAAAGCAGCCCCTGTTAAAAAAGCTGCGGTACGGGCCGTACCTAAGAAGAAAGTGATCAAAACTCCTGTTGTTAAGAAAGCAGTTAAAGCATTCTCAGCTGTTAAGAAAGCAGTTAAAGCATTCTCAGCTGCTAACAAACAGACCCCTGGCAAGAAGATCGCAAAGACACGCTAGTACCCAGTAGTTTTAATCCACGCTAAGCGCCTCACACATGTGTGGCGTTTTTTTATGTATTACGTCAAACCCGCCACCAGCTTAATATTTAAGCTTTATTTTTGGTATAAGATATATAGCGGTGACAATGTAGCAAAGGTTTTGCTGCGTAGTCTAGGAGGTTACACGGAGCGTGTTAGTTGTGGCTGTTGATTCTTAATTATCAAACGGAAATGAAAAAACAAATGCCACCGCTAGTACATGTGTTGCTACCCCGCAAGGGGCATAGGCTCAAATGTTGAGTCATATAATTTTAAACTTATATTTTCTTAGGAGGGAAAGATGCTGACAAAGATAGGGGAAGACGGGTCTCGCTACGAGGTAAAGCAGGTACCGAACCAGACTAACTACAACATGTGGGTTAGAAAGCTTGGCAAAGAAAATTATGAGAATGTTAAAACTTGGATAGAGGGTGCAGTAGAAGACAAAGATAAGTTCTTTGTTGGGATGATAGTCCCTAAGATATGGGATGCTCCGCTGATCTCAGTCTACGAGGCTACAGGGGAAAATGAAAGAGACGCTGCACTTTTACTAGGAAGGATAGTTCAGCACGTACTCATCTCACACCCACGAGAGTGGTGGTGTGCGAAGACTGACATGACTAATAGGTCTTTTGCAATAGCGTTTTACTGGGTAAAAGCGTAAAGAAAAGCGGCGCATGGTAAAAACCAAGTACGCCGTTTTTTTAGCTATTAGCGCCCATTTCTTAGATGGAGCGATTAGCAAACCCTTCCCAGAACGCTTTTTTAGTCAGACGATCCCCCACTCCCTTACCAAGAGATGACCCAAGAGACGCTGCGCCAGTAACCGCACCGATGCCCAGCAGGGCTTTTATCGCAGTGCGTGGAGAAGTCATAGTCTTCTTGATACCGTCAACGATCTTTGGGTCGATGCCGAATTTTAGCTTGTCCGCTAGGTGTGGGTCGATGTTGTGCATCACACCAATATTGAGGCCTGCGGTCTTCGCAGAGTCCACTTCTTTTTTATCCGTCCTCTTTTTTACGTGACTAGCTAATGCTGCACCACCACCAACAACTCCGGCCCCAACTCCGGCCTCGAAAGTAGCTCGTCCTGGTCTAGTCGCCCAAAGGTGCTTTAAAGCGTTAACACTCTGCGCAGGGTCAAGCCGCCCTTTCTTGCTTTTTAGTCCTCCGTAGGCGTGTGCTAAGATCTCTGAACTGCCTAAAATTGGGACCTTCGCGTGAAACCCCTCATGGTGAAGAACCTCACGTAGGCCAGGCCTGCCGGAACGATCACCAGAAGCCATCCCCCTGGCTATATAGGATTTCGTTCCTTTGCGACCAGGTGCGATAGTCCCCCCGAGGACTTGTGCGTCGGCCATGCCTCTCATGCCCTCATCAAACGACTGTAGCCCTTCCTTGCTACTCAGTTTGCGAACCGTGCCTCTTATAGCTTGAATAGGGCGCTGCTGCCTTGCAGCTCTCCATATATGCTTGTTAGTGTCATATACGTCTGCACCAGGTTTGCCAACAATAACGAACTCTTTATTCTTACCAAGACGCTTAAATAAATTTAGAGCCTTCTCTTTTGCAGCAGGTGCTGCCTTTACAGAAGGGGAGACTTTACCAAGACTCTTAAATAAAGTTAGAGCCTTCTCCGTAGACATAGACGATGCACACTTCTCCTCCATCATTTCGGTAGACATAGCACGGTCCTTTTTTAGTAAAGCGATGCGAGCGGCTAGCTCATTTGAAGATAGTCCCATCAGTACTTCCCTTCTTTCCCTTGTCCAAATGTTGAGCCATGAGCGAGTGCAGGTATTGGATGATGCCCACTTAGGTCTGTTTCCCAACGCTGGCTTGCGCCCTCGGTGAGAGACTTAGCAAGATAGCGGTACCCTAAAGCACCCATCCAGTCTTTTTTAAGAAGAGGTAGAGCACTCATCCCTTTAAGGAATGGTGTGTGCTGAATAGCCTCCTTCTCCACCTTTATTTCTTTGTAACCCTTAGACTTTAATAGAAGGATATCATCTTTGGCTAGGATTTTTCCAGCTTTCAGACCAGTCCCCTCCTCTGCCAATTTGTATCCAGTAGCTTCTTCTGTAGGTACGGCCGAAATGAGATTTCGATTATACGCTCTCGCCACTGTGTAGGGGATGACGTCCCCTGGGATGTAATCATTATTTTTTGAGTTGTTGGTGACACGTGTTGTGTTACCAAGGCTTCGGATGATGGTCTCAAAGATCCTCTTTTGAATGCCGACGCCTTGGTCCTTGTATGCATTTTGTAGAGAATTAACGATGTACTCTTGCGCAGGCTGCATGCCTTTATATTTCACCAAGTCCTGAGGTTTGATCACGCCTTCAGAAAGAGGATCCCCAGCCACGACTTTGGACCCAACCTTGACCTTAAGAGGAAGGCCTTGCGATACGTACACGCTCTCTTTTCCGACATAGACGTTAAAACCGCCAGCGAGTCCTTTTTCGATCTTGGTGACGTAGCCGTCGTGCGGTGCCAGGGATGCTGCCCCCTGGACGATCTTTGGGAGCTGAAGCAGCTGGTTAATACGTTGGTAGCCGTCGGCGCTTGCCCCAGTCCCTGCGACACCGCCAGTGTGGCGAGTGTTCATTACAATCTGGATGAGCGGCTCAGAAATAGTTTGGCCTGCTTTAGCTCCAACGTTCTCTCCCATACCGGGCAGTTCACCATGTTCATCAAGTCCATGGCACTTTGCGCAGACTCCTCGGGATTGATGGCAAGTAAGAGGCGAGCGGACTTTGATCTCTTTTGCCCCGGCTTTCTTAAGCTGGTTAAGTACCTGATTGTTGATAAGGGTATTATGCGCGAGGACCGATTGGGCGCCAGCCAGATACCGGTCAAGTGCATCACGATCATCGGCCTTGAGCTTGATGCCATCCGTTGTTCCACAATCCACCCCGCTTACCACGTTATCAACCGTGGATGCCATGATGTCCTTGGAGAACGCCCCAGGAAGACTAGTCTGAATGGATCTGTCCATGCCGCCTCGGCGTGCGCCGTACATGGATAGCCAGTAATCACTTACATCGAGACCTTCCGCGTATGACTTCTTGATAGGGCGGGCAATCGTATTGCCACGAGCGTCGGTTACGAAAAGAGGTGTTGCTACGATTGAACGAAGCTGGCTCTTCTCTCCCCTTGCTCCTGATTCTACCATGTCGTAGAGCGGGTTATTAGTACCCTTGAGTTTATTTTCTATAACCTTATCAATAAGATCCGTAGACTTTTTATTGATTTCAGCAAGCCTCTTTGGATCTGTAACACCCTTTGATAACTTTGTAGCAAGCGCAACAACTTTATCTCGTGCACTCGAAATATTAGCAAGGTCGTTAAGTCCTAATGTAAACCCTCGGTCGTAGGCATGGCCCTCGCCGGCACTCTTCAGCTCGGCAACGATGCGGCCGTAGTCTTGTGCCTTCATCTCTTTTGCAATGCGGTGCAGGAGCGTACCAGTGCCCTTTTTATCAAGTGTGGCACTTATCGCGTACTTTGGCCCAAGAATCTTGTTGAGGGTTGCTCTGCCGGCAGGAGTCTGAGATAGGTAAAAGATACCTACCTGTGCCTCCTGAGACGGAGCGATCATGAGCTTATCGGTGCCTGGCTGGAAGAGGTTTCTCGACGGGAGCATCTTTTTTGCTTCCTCATTTGCCTCTTCTGTGATTGGCACATGGACGGTCATGGTATTATGAGTTAGCAAACCGTTTTGAATACAAAATATCTGCCCTTCCGGTACGGTAAAATCAAACATCACCTCATGTCTTGGGACCTCTGTAACGGATGTGATTTCCTCCCAGAGAAGGTCTTCGTTCATCACTATTTGAGCCCACTTTTCAAATAGGCCGGTAGCAAGCATGCCATAGGTGTGGAGTATATCTTTTGCTATGTGCCTGGAGACGGAGTGCGTTTTTGTTTTAAAGTGGTCATTGATACAGATCTGCCTTCCAGGGATTGCCTCTCTCCACAAAGAGGTTTTTGTACGAAGTTCTTGATCCGGCTTACGTAGCCTTTCCCCGATCTTTCTTATTTCAAGCAAAAGGCTTTCGCAAAATGGAACAATGTCATAGGAGTTTTTACGAAGTCTGCCGTCTTTTACATCACACGCCGTCTTTAGAAGTTCTGCCTTTTTTCCCTCTAGCAGCTGAAGCTTGTGCATGTCGTCTTTAACAATACGTACGATTGTGTAGTCGCTTATACCGTTATGGCTACTATCACGGATATAGGATCCGATACCTACACTTGCCATAATAAAACGTAACGATTCGAGAAAGGGTCGGTTTTTCATTTCCACCCTAGCAATCCAGTTTCCGTTAGAGTCTTTACTTATATTGCCCTCAGCTTGAAATAGGCCCTGTATATAAGCAAGGCGCACGTCATTGGGGCTAGACATAACGCATGAAGGGATGCGTTTGTCTGTACAACGCGCACCACACTCTTTAGCAAACCACTCCGAAACCTCCTTGTCGTAGATCCGTGTAATACACTCAGCGTGCTTTTTGGTTCCTTGCTTTTTAGACTCATAGCCAAATTTTTCTTTTATTACTGAGCAGACTTTGTCTAGCAACTCTTTTTCCGTATCGCAGACAGATACTGTATTGTCCGTACTGCACCCGTCTCCAGCGTAATGCCCAAGCATCCACGCCATACGCTCGTCTACGACTATTTTACCTCTTCCAGGAATCTCTATTGACTGTAACCCGCCATTCAGGTGTGGCTTTGCTTTTGGTACCAATACGTTAGTTGGCATCACCTCGGTTTTTACGCATTGAAGATTTAACTCCTCATCTATGTAGCTAAAGTTGTGATGCTCAGTAGTGATTATGCGTGTGCCAGTGTGCGTATCTATTTGAAAACAAGGGCCATGGGATGTGTGAACGGTTAGGTTTTTTACATCAGCCCAAGTAGGGAGGTTGTTGACTAGTGAGATGGTCTGTAGTCTACCAGGGGCCAACTCATAAATAGCCGTGTAGCCTTTAGCATCCACTACCATCTCCTCTACGCTTTTACCTGTAAGGAAGGGGAACAGCTCTCCAGCGCATAGGCTTAAATACGTCCAGGCCCCATCAGGGGACAACAGCCTCGTATGGCATAACCCACTGATTTCTATTGAGTCTCCATTGAAATCAGCATTAAATCCCTTAACGATTAACGGTGGGATTTTAAGAGCCCGCCCTGTTGTAATGGTAGGCTTGAACGCCATGATAGAAAACTTGTGAAGAGACGGAGCTCTATTAAGCAGCACGTGTCTTTCTTTCATAACGATCTCAAGGGCACGCTTTGCAAGAGGTGTTTTCTGCTTGATTTCGTCTGCTGCTTGAAGTGGCATCTTGCCGTGGGATCTAAGCTCCTTTACGACAAAAGGCTCAAACAGTTTCCAAGCCATTTCCTCTGGCAACGCAACTTGGTCTATGCCTAGCTCTGGCTCTGGGATGATGGTACCTCGTCCTACAAAGTCCTGCTTTTTAGAAAGCATCTTAGATATGAAGAAGCCCTCTTTCGGCTGACCACCAGTACCGCCTTTGATCTCAGAGATGAAGCCGTTACGGTCTCGTCCTTTGATATTCATGTCCGTTAAGCCGGATACGCCCTTTACGTGCTCGTACAGGTCTTTTCTGATGTCTGCTTTTTCTTCTTCTTTTAAGAGGTCCATAACAGGAAGGTGCATCATCTCGTTTACGACGCCTGCGCTTTGATACAAGATGTTGATGTCGGAGGTGGTCATGCTCCCGTCTGGCAAAGGGTACACTGGGCGGTAAACAGGAGGTAAGACAGGAAGTACCTTGCGCATGTATGCGTCTTCAGGTTTCATTTTGTTGTCTTTGAGAGCCTTCAGGTACCGCATACGCTTGTTGATGTCATCAAGTACCGCACCAGATGCTTTAGTTATTTTCTTTTGAAGGGAGGCTAGTTCTGCGTCCACGTCAATTGCTTTAAGTAGCTTATTGACAGCGTGGCCTCCGGTTACACCCTTCCCGTCTGTGTTGAGGTTGCCGTCTTTGTCAACGTGCATTTTTCCTGCGATAACCTCGTCTAGTTTTTTGCCTAGACCTGTAAGTTTTCTTACGGCGTTCTCAAACACAGGGTTGATGACAGGTTCTTTTAGCTCAATGTGATTCCAGCGAACGCCCTTGTAGCCACCAGTTAAGTTCTTATCAAAGAAGCCACCTTTGACTGGCTCCATATCTTTACCGCGGTAGAAGAAGTTTTTCTTGATCTCGCCGTTAGACTGCTCGCGAACGTCAGCGTCAGTGAGCGGTGCAAGAATGACCTTACTACCTTCTTTGATAGGGTTGATGCCAGCACCTTTAAGGTAGTGCAGGAACTTTTCGTAAACGAACGGTGCATTCGGCTGTGGTAGCGGCTGCCCACTTTTTAGTGCTTTCCAGAACTCATCATTTTGGTTGCTCTTGACCGAAGACATTTCCCTTAAGTTAGCGCGTGCACCGTGGGAGAGCATGGAGTAGACGGTGAGTAGATCCATCGATTTGGCCGCTTCGGCTCCACCAGCTTTAAGGGGCTGCTGGTTTGCGTCGTAAGGCTGGCCAGGTCCCCCTTGACGCACCGAAAAGTTCGCGGTCCCCTGCTTGAAGAGCTTGAGAACGTATGGGGAGCCAACGTGTACTTTGCCAAGAGATTTTTTTGTAGTGGGGTCGAATAGCTCTTCTTTATCGTCAATGCCGTTTTTCTTGAGAAGATCTCTCGTAGATTGGAGATAATTCTCACCGGAGAAGTTGTCGACGCGGACTGGTTTCCCTGTTTTTTGTGCAACTTTACCTGCGGCTGATTCATAGATTTGTCCTATGTTTATTCGGCTGATGACTCCGTGCGGGTTCAACAGGATGTCCACAGGCCTTCCACTCTTGTCGTGAGGAGCTTCTGCGTCTGGGATGATCTTAGTGATGATGCCTTTGTTGCCCATACGTCCAGAGAGTTTGTCTCCGATCTTCGCGGCTTCCTCGGTCTTCACTAGGATTGTGACTCGGTTGCCGCTTCTTTGAACGTCTATAACTTCGCCTTCGTCTTCAAGCGTCCAGTATATGCTCACGTCTTTAGGGCGGTCAGACAGCACTCGGCTGAAGCTAGCTACCATGGCGGATGCCACTCTTTTTTGCAGTACGGTGGCTAATGCCTCTCCGTGCTTAATGCGAGCACCTTTTTTGATAACCCCGTCTTTGTCGAGCTTTCTAATGTTATCGCCAGTTAGGGCGTTCGGGTAGAAGCTCGTGAACGCGGGGAGGTTGAGGATCAGCGTGTCACTGACCTCAATAGCTTTTTTATGGATGTGCTCGCTCGTCAGCTTGTTAGCTGCAGAGCTTGTAATGACGACTCCGTCCTCGAAGTTCAGCCCTTTGTACGGCAGATAGGCAACGCGCATGTTGGTGCCAAGTGCTAGGGTGCCGTCTTTGGTGAAGTTATTGTCAGCAAGGAGTTGACCTTTTTTGACTGTGTCGCCTTCTTTGACTTTAGACTCGTGGTTTAGGAACGACTTGCGGTTGAGAGTAAAATTATTATAGAGGTCCAGCTTTACCTCTTTGCCGTCGTTGCCCTTAATCAGGATGAAGTCTTTGGTCACCTTCTTAACGACGCCGTCGACCGGAGCAGAGACCACAAGCCCCTCACCAATACGTTTTTCGCTAGTAGTGGCTCCGAAGCCTACTTGAACAAGCGGTGCTTCCCTGTGTTTAAGAGAGATTGCCTGTTCAAGCATCTTAGACGCCATCATCGCACGATTACCCTGGTTAGAGGGTAGGTACGGGATAAGGTTTGTGCTCCAGGACAACAGTGCCTGCGGGGTTGGAGTGGTGTAGTCGATTTTGCTTCTGGCAACCTCTTCTACCTTGCCGCGGTAAATAGCTTTAACCATGTCGCCTTTTTGGTTAGGGAAGGCAACGTACTTGTCAAAGACTGCAGTGGAGTCCAGTGTTACGGGCTTATTGTTTTTATCAAGCAAGACTGCTTTCAAGCTTTTTCCATCTTTAACAGCACCAAGCGGTAAGTGGAGGTTAGCCCCAATTTTACTTGACTCAGGGGTGTGGATTGGGTCAATGAACCCGTAGTGAGAGGGGTGAATCTCCCTCATCTCAGGGGTAACTGCGTGCTCGCTCTTAATACCGCCGGATCCCATGATCGTAACTTTGTACTGGCCAGTAAGCATCTCAAGGGGGTTTGTTTGCTCGGGGGTAGATGACTTGTCGTCTTGGGTAAAGAACGTCTCTACCACAGAGTTGAACGACCCTGGGTTAACCAGTTGGCTTAATTTCACACGGCGTACGTTATCAATGTTGCGCTTGAGTTTAAACCCAAGGCTTTGTTTATTCTTTTGGATCCGTTCATGGATGTAGTCTTCTACGGAGTGCAGCTCTTTAAAGGCAAGTGAGTCCCTGTCAGTTGGTTCTTTTTTACCTAAGTGCACGTCAAGGAGGCTCTTAGAGCATTCAAGAAGCATAGGGCCATCAACACGGTCAAAGCTTTGTCCTAGGACTGCCTTGGTTGTTTCAGGGCTTATCTCGGTGTTGCTGAAATACCCCTTAAGGTCTCCGTCCTTTGCACCAAAAGCTGCCGCTGCCTTAGCAACAGCTTTAGGGTCAGTGACACGGTTTGCAGACTCTAGCTTCCCTCCCCACCTGTCTGTGACCATCACAGGTGAAACCCCTAGGTGGGCTAGCACCGGGTACAGGGGTATGTTTGCTTGCCCGCCGCCGACTTTTTGAATGTAGAACACGCCTGTTCGTTCGTTAAACGACAGGTCGAAGTTCTTACCTTTGGATAGATTTATTTGAGTCTTAAGCTCACCATTTTGTTTACGGACCGTGTATACGCCAGGCTTTAGTCGAAGTTGGCTGTGAACCTGGTACTCGTTGCCGCTTACAATGTAGCTGTAGCGTTCAGTTAGTTTTGGCAAGGTAAAAAGCTTTACCTTTTCAAGCTTATCGATCTCTTTTCCAGACCCCTTCTCAATTAAAGACAAGGATGCGTAAACAGGAGCCCCCCAGGTGGTCTCTTTGTTCTTGGCTGCTGACTGGGAAGTGTAGTCGGTGCTGCTGAGGCTATCTTCAACCCAAACCCGATTAAGTTTGATCGACCGGATCTTCCCCTCAACAGGAAAGATCTCTTTTACAGCGTCTACGGCTGATTTCTTAATCGCATCAAACTGCTTTTGTAAATCAAAATTACTCATAATATTCTTGGTATAAGCCTTTTGAGTTGAATCTTATTTCTGAGCTGGAGGTGGCACATTGCATGAGTTGATGAACGCGTTTCAAGAGTTATTAGTATGGATTTTATCACAGGGAGGTCAAGAAGATGGAAAATAATTTCACGGAAAAGCAAGAGGTTAAGCCAGCAACGCGCAAAATTAGTGCGTCTGCCCAGATTTTCGGCCATTTCACCAAAAGGGAGTTTTGGATTGAGCTGCTGGAAGGCATTGTTAAGGCATCGGTGACAGCGTTCTTTATCGCAGTAGGAGATGCCTTGATCAAGTACGGTAAACGCCGTGGTGGTGCGGAGACACCAGACATTTACGACATCAGACCACAACAGCCCTCCCCGGCTACGCAGGCGTTCAGTAGAGGATACTCGCCCCCGCCAAGCCAAGGTTACGGCTCTCTTAACAACCCACCGGCCCCAATAAGCCAAGAAGGCGTGTGGCCTGGGTTTGGAGCGAGATAACTTATGAATATGTTGGAACACTTTATTGAGTGCCCTAAGTTTGGTGGCAAGCGCCCTGCCCCAGCTTGCATTCACTACGACAGGTACAAAGCCTGCCGTAGAAAGTGTAAAAGCCTTGAGGCTTACACAGACGCACATCCGGATTATCAAGAGATTGTAGAGAAGCAGTACGCAAAGCCAAAAGAGGGGGACTTCATACAGTCCACCCTTTTTGGCGGTCTTCAGGCCAAGCATTCTGGAAAAGGAGTCCCTGATTCTGAGCTGGCCTGTCACCTATGCTCCTTTGTTGGCAAGTCTAGCCGTGGACTACACATCCACCTTAGACGCACGCATAAGGTTCTTAAACGTAAGCAAAAATAAAGAACGAAGTCTAAACCACTTCGTTCTTTTTTTTACGTATTAGATGCTTGAAGATTGGACGCTATGTGAGCTGGCGCTAGTGCCAACGTCTTGCGTGCCCATAGAGACATCGGAAGGTTTTTTGACTTCCCCACCAACTTCTGCTGGAGGAGCTGCCTCGGTTGTTACTGCAGATGCTGTTTTGGCTGAGACAGACTCGTCTTGACCCTTCATCCCAATAGTTGTTTTGAAAAATGATTTAAAACTTCTCATCTCAATACCCCCCTTAACAAAGTTGTTTCTCTTGCCACGTTACTATAAGAACAAGTTGCTCCGTCACTGTTTTAGTCTCACCCTCGTGCTGCTCTTGTCTTAGTTTCTCCTTAATTTTTTCAAGGATGGTGCAAAGAGGGTTGTTATGAATTTCGTCGTAAGCAGCACGATCTCCTGCGAGGTTTAAGTTAAATGCGTTCGTTCGCCTGATCGTCTTGTACATTATACTACACCAGATCTACGAGGAGCACCCTGTTCGGGCAGAGGGGCCATGTTGGGCGCTACACCTGCCGCGTTATTTCCACCGGACCCCCCAGACATCGCCGGAGCAGACATCAGCTGGTTATACTGGTCTTCTAGGGCTTTGCCGATGTCCGGCATCTTGGCCTTGATCTCAGCGATCGTCATCTTCGCCTGGTTTGGATCTACTTTTGTAAGCTGGTTAGCCCAGGAAGAGACCTTGGCCTGGATCTGGTCTTGCGGTCCTTTTTGAGCAAACTCAGATACCTGGCTGCTTCCGCCGCTTGGTTGCGGCTCAGCTAGTTGGCCCTGTGCCTGCTGCTGTTGCCCCGCTTGTGGTCCTTGACCTAGAGCACCCATCTGGGATTGATCTTCTAGTTGGCCTGGTTGGGCCATTTCTCCGTAGCCTTTGGAAAGGGCGTCTGGGTTTTTACTCATGGCTGCAACTCGGGCCTGTGCATCTTGCTGTGCCTTCTCCGCGAGCTCTTGAACTTTTTGCTGGTAGTTGAACTGGATAAGCTGGGCCTCGCCCTGACTTTTCGCGCCACCCTTAGACTGCAGATCCATGAGGTAGTTAGAGACATAGATCTCTTCAATTCTCTTCTTGATCTCTTGATCATAATCGTAACCAAGTTCAATAAGAAGGGTCTGATCAGAGACTTTGCCCTGAGCGTTTAAACCAATAAGCTGTTGGTTCTTTTGAACATCATCCGCCATTCGGAAGTCCGAGAAACGCACACTGTCGCAATCAGGCAGGCCTAGCCAAATCCTGAGTTTGTCTTTGATCCAGCATGTGAGGTCTAGTAGCTGTGACCTGTTCTGTATGAAGTCGTTTTCCAGCATGCGGAGTGTGATAGATGACCCAGTCCAATTCATCCCGCCCAAAATCATGTCTGACTGCATACCCATCCCGCCGACGATTGTCTGGGTCAGGTAGTTCAGTTCTGGAGAAAGAAGCAGTGCCTTGCCATCTCCGCCCAGACGACCGAAGCCAACAGGGATAGGGATAACAGCTTTGAAGTTAGGGTCAGCACGGTGCTTTCGGATTACATGCTCAATCTGCTGACGCCAGCTTGCGAGGTCAGTATGGATATACGGATCTTGCTGTGCGTTGGGCAGAGGGTAGATCACATCAAAAGGAACGATGTGTTCTAACGCGATCGCCTCTTGTGCGCGCCGTAGAGTGTAAAAGTAGAACATGTCTTTTAGAACATGAATGATCGCGGGCTTTCCCCAACCCTGATCTTGCTCAGCTAGGGTGGTGGCTTTAAGGTGCCTGAGGTTGTCTTCGCTGAAGCGGATCATGCGCCGCTTGCGGATTGCTTCAAGTACAATCAAAGGGATGTCTTCAAGGATGTCTTTGTCACCGCGGTTGACCGCGTTCTTTAGTTTTGCAGGCACGGTGTACATGTAGACGTACCGGCCAGTGTACTCGTTGAACTTGATCTGCATGTTCTCGGGGTTCCAGCGAATCAGCTTAACGGCCTTGTAATCCTTGTAGGGCACGTCTTTTACTTCTACTGGCCCACTAACACCACATTTGTTGCATTGCCCCTGGAACTGAAACGTCGCCATGCGAAAGGACCACTCCCACTGACGGATTGGTTGGCGTGCTTTGCAAGAGCCACAAATCAGGAACCGAGTATACGGTAAGTGCAGAGAAACAAAGGCGTTACCATATACATGGTAGTCAAGGTTGATCTCCATAAGGCGGTCTTTAATTTTTAAAGAGTCCACCAGTACCTTTTTCCAGATATCTCTTACTGACTCGTGCTCGTCATCAAAGATGAGATCGGTGATAGGGTAGCGGCTGATCTTTTTTATTGATGCCCCAATGATCGGGGAGTTGTAAAAGTAAAACGTGCACCAACGAAACAGCTCTTTGATCGTCGGCGGCATGTACTGCTGCGACAGGTCAAAGAATTGATTTGGGTACCGATTCCCACGCATGCTTCCAAGCGAGAGGTTCGGGTTCATACTGCCGTCTGAAGATGAATCTAAACCTGACATTTACACCTCAGTTCCTAGGGGGTAACGATAATCTAAATCAACCCCAAGGTCTGTAATAAATTCAAAGCTTTTAGCCGGAACTGTAATATTTTTTGAGAAGTTCATGGCCGGGATCTCTAAAATGACCAATGCCCCTTGCAGCAAGGGGAGGCTAAAGCGTCCGTCAGGGCCTGACAGAGTGCTAACCGGGGCAATCGTTACTCCGGTTGCGCAGGTGCTAGCTAGCTGCGGGTAGGCTACAAGCCTAGCAGTTACTTCTGAATCGGGGATCCTAACACCTTGGACGTCTACGACGACACCCTCAAGGACGCATATCTGACCAGCAGTAGACAGCGGCTGTCGGAACGCGGTTTTGATGCTCTCATTATCAAAGCTGTCAAGCGTGCTTATGGCATACCAATCTTGAAGTACCCCGTCTAGGTCTTGGAACTCCAGTGATAACAGCGGGTCAATTAGCGCGGCCACAGTGGCAATCACGTAGCTTTCACTTTTCTCTGAGATCGTCCTGGCAGTTAGCCCTAGTGGCCCAAGCGCGGTCCCGCCAACTATCTGGACGACCCCAGCCCCTTCTCGGATGTCTGATCTGACTAGAAAATAAAGAGGGTCTACCACAGAAGTGTACGCCCTGCCCCCTAGTAAGGTGGCGTTGATCTTATCTATCACCGGGGTAACCCCGTTGAAAGTAATGGTCTGTGTAGCAAGGTCGTTCATTTTTAATTGCAGCGTTTTTCCAGAAACCAAAGACAAAGAAGATGGCAACAACGTGCGGAAGCCTATAATGCTTCGGTACACGTTATAATTTGAAATAGTAGCACCAGGGTATGGGGCCCACCTTAGTATATTCATTAATAACCCTCCGGTACATTGATAACGTAGAACCCAACAGCAGGGGTTAGGATAGGGTTTACGATATAAAAACCAACCGTCGCAGAATACGGCCCCCATCCTACTATAATCATTAATAACCCTCCGGTACATTGATAACGTAAAAACCAACCGCAGGGGTTAGCGCCTCGCCGATAACGCAAAACCCTACCGTGGGGGTTAGTGCTTCGCCGATAACGCAAAAACCAACAGCGGGTGTGATCGCATCCCCTACAACGTAGAACCCTACCGTGGGGCAACTAGTGTCACCTATAACGTGAAAACCTACGATAATAGGGCGCGTGTAACTGACGTCAAAAAATCT